AACGTTAAACGAATAGATGTTGAATTAAACGATCTGCTAAGAAAAGAAGTTGATTTTATTGTTAATGAGTATGCAATAAGACACAGCATTAATATAACTACTGGAGAAGGATATCATGTTGTCAGGTATGTTCCAGGACAATTTTTTGCAGAGCATATAGATTCTACTGAAGAATTTCCTAGAAAAATATCTGCAGTGCTGTACCTAAACGATAACTATGATGGTGGAACAATTACCTTTAGCAATCTTAATAAGTCATTTAAAGCAAAGTCAAACACTCTATTTGTATTTCCATCATCAGAAGAGTTTATTCATTCAGCAGACCCAGTTACTTCTGGCGTTAAGTATTGTATAGTTGGTTTTTGGTCATGAGTTTTAAAGAGTTCTTAGAAGTATTAAAGGAAAACCATTTTGTTGAACAGCCAGTAGATGCAAAAACATTTGTTGAGTCTCCAGATTATCTTGGCCAACCACCGCTTTCTGATATACAATACGACATAGTTGAAGCAATGAGTCAGATATATCGTAAAGAAGATGTAATGGATATTCGTGATGATGGTGAAGCATATTTTAAAAAGTACACAAAGAATGAGATCATTCTGCAACTTGGCAAGGGATCTGGAAAAGACTTCGTATCTACAGTAGCATGTGCATATGTAGTATATAAGATGTTATGTTTAAAAGATCCAGCAGTCTACTACGGTAAGCCTGCAGGAGATGCTATTGATATCATTAACGTTGCTATTAACGCTCAACAGGCTAAAAATGTTTTCTTTAAAGGGTTTAAGTCAAAGATTGAAAGATCACCCTGGTTTGCTGGAAAGTATAACCCTAAAGCAGATTCAATTGAGTTTGATAAGTCAATCACTGTTTATTCTGGTCACTCAGAGCGTGAATCACATGAGGGTTTGAACTTGTTTATGGCTGTGCTTGATGAAATTTCTGGCTTTGCATCAGAAGTAGCAACAGGAAATGAACAAGGAAAGACTGCGGACAATATATATAAAGCTTTCCGTGGTACCGTAGACTCTCGTTTTCCTGATCTTGGTAAGGTAGTTTTGCTTTCATTCCCACGCTATCCAGGTGACTTTATTTCACAAAGGTACGATGCAGTAATTGCTGAGAAAGAAATTGTAGATAGATCACATAAGTTTATTATTAACGAAGACCTACCAGAAGATAACCCAGACAACTTCTTTGAGATTGCATGGGAAGAAGATCATATTATTTCATACAAGATTCCAAAGGTATTGGCATTAAAGCGACCAACATGGGAAGTAAACCCTACCAGACAGATTGATGACTTTAAGATAGCATTCCTAACAGACTTAGGAGATGCAATGATGCGCTTTTTGTGTACACCAACCTACGCATCAGATGCTTTCTTTAAGCAAAAGGATAAACTTATTAAGTGTATGACTTTAACAAATCCTGTGGATAGTTTTAGAAGGTTTGCAGAAAATTTTAAGCCAGACCCAGACAAGCAATATTACATTCACGCTGACCTTGCACAGAAGCACGATAAGTGTGCAGTTGCTATTGCTCACGTAGATAAATGGGTAAATATCCAGGTAATTAAAGATTATGAACAGGTAGCGCCCATAGTTGTAGTAGATGCAGTAGCATGGTGGGAACCAAAGGCAGAAGGACCCGTTAATCTATCTGAAGTAAAACAATGGATTATTAATCTACGCAGACAAGGTTTTAATATTGGAATTGTCTCATTTGACCGTTGGCAGTCATATGACATTCAGCAAGAGCTGAAGCAGGTAGGAATAAGAACTGATACTGTTTCTGTTGCCAAAAAACACTACGAAGATTTAGCAATGATGGTCTATGAAGAGCGCATTGCTATGCCCATGATTCCGTTGCTTCTAGATGAAATGTCAGAGCTAAAGATCATGAAGGGTAATCGTGTAGATCACCCTAGAAAGAAGTCTAAAGACTTAGCAGATGCTGTTTGCGGGGCAGTATTTGGTGCCATCTCTCATACCCCAAAGGAAATGAATATTGAAATAGATATTCATACCTGGGGTTCTGCTGATAAAGTTGCAAGACAGCAGAGGGCTATGGTAGAATTAGAAGACAGGCAAATGCCTGAAGATGTCAAGAGCTTTCTTGATAATCTAAAATTAATATAACAAGGAGAAATACAAGTATGAATTCATTCAAGAAAATCTCAATTGCTACTGCTGCAGCTCTAGCAATCGTTGGTCTTTCTGTAGCACCTTCTTCGGCAGCACCGCTGACCGTTTCAGTTGCATCAGTAACTAACGCTACAACAGCAGCACTTCCAGCAACTGTTGCAGTACCATCAAATAATCAAATTTTGGCTGGTACATCAGTTGCAATTGCAGCAACAGCAGACGCAGGAACATCTGTTTCTTTTGCTGCTTCATCAACAGTTAAGTTGGTAACAGCACTACATACATCAGATGCACCAAAGACGGTTGCATCAGGAGTTTCATCTCTTTCAATCACATCAGCGGGTGCTCCAATAACTGTATATGCATACACAACAACTACAGCAGTAGGTTCAGTAACTGTAACAAACGGTTCATATTCAACAATCGTTTACATTTCAGGTACTCCAGGTTCTGCATACAATCTAGGACTTTCAGTTCCATCTGCAACAGCAGTTGGTACAGTTCCTACAATTGCTCTTACAACAACAGACGTATTTGGTAACGCAGTATCAGATACAGCAACAGTAACCTTGATTGGTTCAACTTTTGCTAATGGATCAGTTTCAACAACATTGACAACTGCTGCAGCAACAAATGCTTCAACGGGTGCAGTTCTTGGAACAGTAACGGCAGCACTTGCAACAGCAGTTGCTGGAGATATCACAGTAGTTGCAACAGGTCTTGCAGCAGTAACAGCCGTAACTGGTCTTGCTGCTCCAACGAAGTCTGTAATTGCCAAGTTCTCAGTATCAGATCTTTCTGGTATTATTACAGCACTAAAGGCTGATCTTGCTTCAGAGAAGGCTACACATGATGCAACAAAGGCTGCTTCAACAGCAGCAGCAAAGGCTGCAGCAGATCTTTTGGCAACAGAGAAGGCTACACACGATGTTACAAAGGCAACTTTGGCAGCAGAGTCAAAGGCTAAGTCAGACCTATCTGTAACACTTGCTAAGGCTAATGCCGAACTAGCAGCAGCAGTAGCAGAGTTGACAGATGCAAAGAAGGCTAAGGTAGATGCAGATAAGGCAATTGCAGATGCTAAGGTATCCTCTGATAAGATTCTTGCTGATACAAAAGCTGTATATGAGAAGGCACTTGCTGATTACAAGGTTGCAACTGATAAGGTTACTTCAGATCTAGCAGCACTTACAAAGAAGTATGATGAACTAAAGGCTTCTTCAGATAAGGCCCTTGCCGATCTAAAGACATCTTCAGATAAGGCCCTTGCCGATCTAAAGACATCTTCAGATAAGGCACTTGCTGATGCTCAGGCATCACACGCAAAGGCTCTTGCAGATGCTAAGCTATCTTCAGATGCTGCAGCAGCCAAAGCTGCTGCTAAGCTAGCACTTGCTAATAAGCGCATCGCAGCACTTAATAAGTTGGTTGCACAGTCAAAGCGACAAGCTCCAGTTAAGTAAAACTTAATTAAGTTGGAGGGTCAGCCAAGTGCTGGCCCTCTTTCTTTTGCAATAAAATGATATAATAGCCTTATTAGTCATATCACCACTACGACTATAAGGAGAGAATTATTAAGCAATTAATAAGAGTATTCGTTGTTATATCTTTAATATTAACACCACTACTTTTGATGACGGAAAAGGCTCATGCAGCAGAAGGATTAACTGCTCAGGTTTATAGCGTTAATGGTCAAAATGCCTCCCCATACATACCAAATGGAGCTTCTCCAATACTCACAACAAACGTACCTAATATTAATTTTCAATGGGGTTCTGGTCAAGTCCTTGGAGGTCCATCAGAGGATGTGATCGTAGTATTTACTGGATCAATTCTTAGCAATACCACTCAAAACATATCATTTTTAGCAACTGGAGATGACGGAACAAGGCTGTATCTTGATGGAGCATTGATAACAGATGACTGGGTTGATAAGGGTGGCGGTGGTACAACCTCTGCTCCAGTTGCTTTTACAGCAGGAGTGCCAAAATCTATACAGTTAATGTACTATGAAAATGGTGGTGGAGCAAATGTATTTTTACATTGGGATCAGTCTGGATCTATGGATATCATTCCAGCATCAGCATTTACTTCTCAGGCAGCACCAGTAGTTAAGACAATAGGTGCTCCAAGAAATCTCACGGTATCTGATAACGGATCAGCAGTGGTACTAAACTGGGAAACACCCAATATTGGTAATACTCAGCCAGAAAGGTATGCAATTAGTTTTAGTGCAGATGGTGGTGGTTGGGGTATTGCTACTGGAAATGTAGGCGATGAGAGTGCACTAAAAACTTTTATGAATATTCCATATAATGTTTTTGAAAGTTTAAAGCCAAGTGGAACTGTTTGGTCATTTCATATTAGATCAGACAATGATACATTAGCACTATACTCTGAAAACTCAAATGTTGTTACATTAAAAATTGGAAAGACTGCAGAAGAAATTGCAGCAGAGCAAGCAGCAGCACAGGCAGCTATTGATGCAGAGAACGCAAGACTCGCTGCTATTGCTGCAGAAGAAGCAAGGTTAGCAGAAATAGCAAGACTAGCAGAAGTGGCAAGGCTTGCAGAGATTGCTAGACTAGCAGAGGTCGCTAGATTGGCAGAAGTTGCTAGGCTTGAAGCAGAAGCAGCAGCGTTGTTAGCAGCGCAACAGGAAGCAGCCAGAATTGAATCAGAAAGATTGGCAGCAATTGCGGAACAAGAAAGAATTGCTGCAGAACAAGAAGCAGCAAGGTTGGCAGCAATTGCTGAAGCAGAAAGACTAGCAGAAATAGAAAGACAAAGGCTTGCTGCAATTGAAGCAGCACGTATTGCTGCAGAGTTAGAGGCACAAAGACTTGCTGTTATTGCTGAACAAGAACGACTTGCAGAATTAGAGCGTCAACGATTAGCAGCAGAAGCAGAAGCATCCCGTTTAGCAGAACTAGAGCGTCAAAGACTTGCTGTTATTGCTGAACAAGAAAGGCTAGCAGAGATTGAAAGACAAAGGCTTGCTGCTGAGGCAGAAGCTGCAGCAAAAGCTGAAGCAGAGCGTCTTGCAAAGATTGAAGCTGAAAGAATTGCTGCTGAATTAAAAGCAAAACAAGAAGCAGAAGCTAAAGCTGAGGCAGAACGTCTAGCTAAGATTGAGGCAGAAAGAATTGCAGCAGAACTTGCAGCAAAGATTGAAGCAGAGCGTATAGCAGCTGAAAAAGCAGCAGCAGAGGCTGAAGCTAAAAGAATTGAAGAAGAAAGAATAGCAGCAGAGATTGCTAAAGCCAAAGCTGAAGAAGAAGCTCGTTTAGAAGCTGAACGGATAGCAGCAGAAGAGGCAAGACTAAAGGCTGAGGCAGAAGCTAAAGCAAAAGCTGAAGAAGAAGCACGCCTAGAGGCTGAAAGAATTGCTGCTGAAGAAGCAAAGAAAAAAGCTGAGGAAGAAAGATTAGCTGCATTAGCAGCTGCAAAAGCAGAGGCTGATCGCTTAGCTGCAGAGATCAAAGCCAAGCAAGAGGCAGATGCAAAGGCTGCTGCAGAGCTCAAAGCCAAGGAAGAAGCAGAAAGAATTGCTGCTGAAAAAGCTGAAGCAGATAGGTTAGCAAAAATTGCTGAAGAAGCTAAGGCTGGTAAGGAGTTGTCAAAAGAAGAAGTGACTGCAGTTGTAACATCACTAGTTGCAGACTTAAAACCAGGAGAGTCTATTTCAGCAGAACAGGTACAAGCATCTGGAATTTCATATTCTGATCTTCCAGCATCAACACCAGTTGAGGTTCGCACTGATGAAAATGGTAATGCTCTTGTTATTACTGCTGAAGTTGCAGCAAATATTGAATTAGTTCAAGATCCAGGAGCATTGCTAGAGGCAGCGTTTTCAGATCCAGGTGCAGCTTTACAAGCACTTGGAAGTATTGGTGCAGATATGACTGAAGAAGAAAGAGAAGAGGCAACAGAAATGGTTGTTGCAACAGTAGTAGCTGCAGGAGCAGCCATTAACGCAGCTGCAGTAGCAACAGGTGGGGCAACAGGAGGAAGTACTGGTGGAGGAAGTTCTGGTGGAGGTGGAGCATCAGGTTCCAATTCACCAGGTTCAAGAGGAGGAAGAAGATGGTAAGAATAATAAAGAATATCCTAAAGGATATGGTAGACCAGGCGTGGACCCTTCTTGGTATGTTTATTGCCTGGGTAGTTTTGGACGGTAGTGCTAAAACTATTGTTGGTTATGGAATCATGGCAACAACAGCATTATGGATACTAACAAGTCCAATTAGAAATAGAGAGGAGTAAAAATGAATAGCATAACAAATATTTGGAACATCTTGATGCGTATTGTTGCAGTCTTTGCAGCAAATGCACTTGCAGTAATTGGTGCTGGAGCAATCGCAGGAATTTCAGTAGCAAAGGCTATGACAGTTGCTGGACTTAGCGCAGTAGCAGTTGTTGTTGAGAAGCTAGCTCGTGCATTTATGGATGACGGCAAGCTTACAAGAGATGAAATCAACGCAGCATTTTCTACCACAGATAAAAATGCAGTAACTGTACAAGATGCAGCAGTAGAAAAGCGCAGAAAAGTATCAAAAACAGCTTAATTAAGCATATTTGACACTCATGCCTACCTCTGGTATACTAGGAATATAGTGACTTAGGGGTAGGCATGACTTGCATTGCAGGAATAATGAAGGATGGTAAGGTATACCTTGCTGGAGAACGTGGGGCATCTGAGGGTACCTACATTGTTCCTATTGACAAACCAAAAATATGGAAATCAGGCCCTTATATATTTGGTTTTGCAGGAACATTTGATGGACAAATTATTCAATATAACTTTGTACCACCTGCATTAGAGGGCAACCCTGATAAATTTATGCATGGAAAATTCCTAAAATCATTAAAAGCTTTTTACGCTGAGTGGGATATTGGCGGTAAAGACAGTGAGCTATCGTTATTAATTGGAGTAAAAGGAAAGCTGTATGAACATGATGCAGATGGCCTTACATTAGTTTCCTATGACAGAGATTTCT